TTTCATCTTGGAGGAGATGATAACAATTATGGTGTTGGAGCTGTGTTAACGAAAAGTGATATAGTACGTTTTAAAGACGCTTTCTCTGTTAGTCCTTCACACATACTGTTACCAGAGAGTGGAACTTTTCGACAGCAGCAATATGGAGTTAATTGTGTTATCCAAGGTGTACATCCAAATAGTGTTGCCGCACATATGAAAGATGGAGAGTATAAATTGTTCGGTAGTACTGGATTTGTTGGAAAAGATTCTTCTAGAGTAGTTAGAACTCCTATCGATGAAGATGTACGATCTATCTGTGGAATAAAAGTTGAATGGGACAAGCCAAAGTTGGAAGGCTTTGGGGATAATCCTAGTAGAAAAGATAAATGGTTGGCATGGACTGATTCAATAACTCATACTGCAGACGAAGTGCCTCGAGATGTTTTAGATGCCGCTGTTTCTGACTACACAAATGGTATTATTTCGTATATCAAACATAACCCTCCAGACATTATGCGACCTTTGAATGATTTTGAAGTTGTTTGTGGAGTGCAAGATGTGGAGTTTATTGAGCCATTAGAATCTTCAACATCAATAGGTTTTCCTTTGGGTGGATCCAAGAGGAAATGGATGGAGCTTCGTAAAGATGAACTTGGTCAATGGAGAAATATGTTTACTACTAACATGTTTATGGAATCAGCAAAGTACATTGAAGATGCTTACGTACATAATAAAAGAGTTTATTCGGTTTATAAGAGTTTTCCAAAAGACACTCCTACAGAAGTGGGCAAAGATAAAGTTAGAATTGTAAATGGAGCACCGATAGACAATCAAATAGTTACCAGGCGACATTTAGCGTGTTTTGTCAAATACATGTGTGAGAATAGTGATGTCACAGAATGTTCTGTTGGCATTAATCCGTATGCGCATAAATGGCATGATATGCGTCAGCGTTTGTTGCGAAATGGTAACAATATCATGGCTCTTGATTACAGTAAGTTTGACACTCGTATGTCTTCACAAATTGTTCTTGCAGCATTTGCGTGTATAGCACATATAATGGCCTTCTTTTACAGAAATGATAGTTTTTTACGGGAATATACTATGAAGATTATTTCTGGTTTGGCTGCAGATACTGCATGGCCTGTTGTGTGTG